GTTACAAAAGCACCTTTTGGATAATTAATAGTAATTCCAGAAGCTGCGCTAACATTTATAGAGTTACCCATACCACCATGAATTGCACAATAATAATGTAAAGTAGAAGGAGCGTTGCTAGCCACAACAATAGTGATAGTAGCTCCCGATTGACCTTGTGTACCATTTACTGTTACTCCTGTAGTATATTGAGTTCCTCCTGAAGCATCTGTTTGAGTAGCAAATCTTAAAGGATGTGAACTGTTTGAACTATGACTTAAATTAAAAATATAAGTATTTCCTTTAACAAAAGTTAAAGTAGGCTTTTGAACACCATCAATATAATAAACTCCACTTTGCACAGTTACAGTATAAGTTGTAGTTGTTGAAGAGCTTCCTGTAGTAGTTCCAATTCTTTTATTTACATCATTTAATTGAGGCATTGCCATTGTTTTTGCAATGTCAAAATCTATAATACTAGCTAATAAATCTGCAGGACTTGTAGTAACAACTCCAAAAGATAATTCCCAACGTTGAGCATTTTGAGTTGCTCTTTGTTTTCTAAGAGAAATAGTGTCTGCATCAAATACAGGTTCATTAGAAGTAATTGTTAAAGGCGCGACTATTTCATAACCTTCATAATAATATTTCATAATTCTTTCCTTAATGGTCTTGCGAGTAAATGCATACTAATTTCTCTATATTTAGTTTTAATGCCTTTTACTACGCCTGAATTTTTTTCATCAGTTGTGACCCAGTGACCATCGTTTGCTATCATAGCAGTGCCATCAGTATATGCTATATCACCATATTTAGGTCTTAAGTTATCTCTAATTTCGTAACCAGAGTAAATTGCAAAAGTTTTTAAAGTAAATTTATTTCTACGTAATTGTATTAAAAATTCTTTTGCATTGTTATATTTTAATTTTTTAAAAATTTCATCTGCTTTTGACTTATTATTTCTTAGTGCTTTATCATATTCAATAAGAAAACAAAAACAGTCGCTATAGCTTCTTATAAAACCTTTATCAACTGTTCTTTCATTAATAATCTCTGTAGCTTTATTTAAAGCATAATTTATTTCTTCTACATCATAATACATAATAATACCTTAAATATATCTAGGGGCTACCCTTCTTTAACGTCAGGTATTGTAACCCCTAGAAATTATTATATTTTTTAATCTTCTGAAGCGTCTTCTGCAGCTTTTTGTTCTGCAAGCAAAGATGCAAGTGCTGTAGCAGTATCTTCTCCATCAAATTTAATAACAAGATTTTCATCTGAATCTATTGAAAGTCTCCAATGTTCAATATCGTCAGGTAATGTAACTACAAAGTGTTCACTGTCAGGTGAAACTAAATCATTATCTATTGCAACAATATTTTTACTACTACCTTCTCGAAATACAAGTGCTGTGTTAGGCATCTGATTTTACTCCTCCTGAATAAGACATTGCTCCTGATGCATTTGGCCACCAGTTTACATTAAGATATACTGGATAATTTGTAGACTGAAATCCATGTGAAGGAAACCAATTGGCATAATCATTAATATTTAAAGTAGTTAAATTAGTAGGTTGAGTATATTCATTATAAGAATGATATTTTCCAGCTCCTGAATTAAAGGCTGCAAGTGTAGTTTTCATACCAGCTAAATTTAAATTAAAAAATCTGTGATCTCCAGAATCAGAGTTATTTGAAGAAGTTATTATAAACCCTGTTCTTCCCCAAGCATGAGGAGCTAATCCAAGACTAGTATGTGATTGTTGGAATTTATAACAAAGTTGAGGATCTTCTGTACTTGTTACAAACGCTGAAATTCCACAGCCGTAATAATAATAATGACTGTAATGCATATGCCACTTGTTATCCCAAGTAGAATTATATGTTTGTCCTATATGTTCCCAACCTTGCTCTATTCCGTATGAAGTTGTGTTACTATGATATAGTTGACCATTAGTGGAATGAAATCCAGGACCATTTGTAAGAGAAGCGGTTATTAACCAGCTTGCAATTTTGTCACTTTCTCTAAAAGCTGTACATCGAATAAAATCGTTGTCACCTACTGTAACTGAAAAACGATGTGCTTCTTGATCGCCTGCCCAGTGCATAGTTAACTCACCACTCATAGTAACACTTGATGCAGACTCAAAAATTTCTCTTAAAGGAATACTTGTGTCATTTAAATTTTTTGTAAGCTTATATCTAGTAATAAATGTCCTTTGATTGTTACTTTCTTTCCAGATTATAACAAATGTTTTAGTTCTTTCGTTATAACCACAAGCACCTTTACCTCTGTAAGTGTTACTATTAACGTTTTTAGGAGATATATTAGCTTGTCCATGTAGTGAAACCAAAGAAGAATCATCCCAAAGATTTATGTATTCACCTCCAGGAGAACCTTTTTCTATAGCAAAGTTTAAAACGTTACTTCGATAAAGAAGTTTTTCGTCTCGAGTTATTCCGCATCTTGGTCGAATACCTTCTGGTAATACTTGCGTAATCTGATAATTAAGCAAGCGCAAAACACTATTTCCACTTGTATATCTATTAGAGTGAAATGCTCCTGAAGGAGAAACATTCATCATTGCGTGCAAGGGCAAGTGCGATGAATTAGTAGTAGCTTGAATCTTATAACTACTTCCATTACTAGATAATTCACCATTTGTTCGATAAGGATTACCATTATCTCCATTAACACCCCAATACTTATCTTTCATGTTACCGCCAGTATAAGTACCTGGAGTTTGACTTCCACCTGTACTACTCCAAGCATTACCCATGGTTGATCCTTCGCTATTATAAATAGCACAGTCGTATTGACGAGCATTATCGTCATTCATTGTCCACGTTGCAATACAAGGTAAACCTTCTTTACGCGGATCTTCTACTGTTGCCTGACCAGAGCCAAGCAATGTTGATAAAGTTGCCATTTATAAGACTCCCCATCCATAGCTGTTAATATATACTAAAGCAATTGAAGCTCGACTTACATCTACTGCAAAATCTGCAGCCTCACCTGCTATACTTTGTCCATTTCTGGCAACTGTTAAATTATTCACTGAGCAATTTCCACCTATATCTAATATTCTTATAAAATCACCTTGAACAGGTGAAGCAGGTAAAGTTAAAGTAAATACAGCCGATGCAGTGCTTACTGCATAAAGATTACCTGAAGTTGCTGTTACTGCACTTGTAGCGGAAATAACTCCAGCAGGGTGTATTGGAGATACGTAAGAATAGTTTCCACTAACACCGCTTGTTCCTAATACTTTATCTTGTTCTCCAGAAGTGTTTGGAAGAACATAATCACCACCTTCAGCAAATAATTCTATTTTGCTTGCAGCTAAATCTGCTGCTACGGTAGAAGAAGTATGATCTGCTAAAACAATATAAGAACTTACACCTGATTTAACAATATCATCTACTAAGTAAGCTGAACCTGATGCCCAATTACCGCGCCATCTAACTCCACCATTAAACTTTTCCCAATAGCTACTTGCAAGGTTTGTAGCAAAAACTGTAGATGCATGAGCAACTAAACACTTATAAGTGCTACCACCATGAGTTACAACATCATTTGGAGCATACGCTGTTGAAGTTGCCCAAGTTCCTCTAGGGTTAATACCCATTTGGAACACAGCCCAATGAGTAGCACTAGTTGGTAAATTACCTTGAGTATTTCCTTTAGCACTATATAGTCCACCTCCGTAAGCAACTACATCATTTAAGACGTAAGCTGTAGAAGCGTTATAAACGCCTGAAGGAGAAATACCATCTACAAATTTATCCCAATGAGTAGCACTAGAAGGATCATTTCCTGTTGTATCTATTTTTGCAATATAAACAAGACCGCCATAAGTAACAACATCATTCTTTTGATAAGCTGTAGAGTTAACATATACGCCTTCATATTGTATACCGTCTGCAAATTGAGACCAGTAAGTAGAGTTCGGAGGAGTATTGCCTGTAGTGTCTAAAATACAAACATATACTCTACCTCCATGTGTAACTCCATCTCCTACTTGATATGCAGTTGAGTTACCATATACACCTTCAAATTTAAAGCCTTCAATCATTAAAGCCCAATAAACATTATTTGTAGGTAATTGTCCAGATGCTTTTAAAGAATATGTATAAACGTATATGTTACCGCCATATTTGACAATATCATTTGTTTCATATTCAGTAGACGAACTCCACTCACCTGCAAAGTAGAATCGTAGTTTTCCTAAGTCAACTAGTGTTGCCATAATTCACTTCCCATTATAAAATTTTCATTAATAGATGACCTTGACGAGTAGTAGTATCCCATTGATAAGTAATAGTATCATCTGTCCAAAACCAATGTTTGTAATCATTATCATCGATAATTGTATCATCAGGTAATTTTACTATATCTGTATCATCAGTAATAACTTCTATATTTAAGTCACCTTGTTTGTTTAGTTTAAAGCCGTGAAAAGCTTTATCTACTATATTAGTGTCCGTAGCAGACTTATAAATTGTTCCCATTATTCAACTCCATGTAGTAATGATGCAACAACATCTACAGAATTAACAACACCAGATTTAACATAGAGTTCATCATTTGCATCCATAACTATTTTATTTCCTTGCATAACTTCTACCGATTCATTTGCAGGTACTCTTTTACCTACAATAATATGATAATCTACTGAGTTTTTTCTAAGAAATAAATTTATAGGAACAGAAGACGCTGTTTTGTTTGAAAAATTTAAACCAATTAAAATACACTTGTTAGAGCTATCCGAATGCAATAATGACGCAGTAGTACCTACGTCACTTGCTAATCTATTTACAAATACTGCCATCTATTATCCTAACGCAATTGCTGCTAATTGAGACTCACTTCCAGCATCTACTTTTGCTTGAGATTTTGTCTCGTTTACCCATTCTGTGCCATTCCACTTTAAAAATTCGTGATTTGCAACATCAGTATTGCTTGTTAGTCCGACAGCACCTTTTGCAATTTTTGCAAATTCTCTTGCGTTAGACATAATTGTTTTCCTTATGATTTTGTAGGCCAGTCAGCATCTTCCAAATTAGGCCAGTTACTATGCGTTGGCAAATCACGTAGAGCCTGTCTGTAAGTTTTCATAGCGTCTGTCATAGTAAGATCCGACATAGCAGCCCAGTCTGTTTCAGCTAGTTTGCTATTTCGTTCACTACGATGATTAGCTGCAGTAGTTGCATCTAGTGTGGCTTGATATTCAGCTTCTTGTTGAGACTTAGTTTTACCACCTGCAATGTCAGCAAACATGTTTTGAGCTACGTACTTCTCAACCCAGTTACCTTTGCTGTCTTTCTCTACACCATTACGTACACTTATTTGATATGAAACAACTGTAGCAGCTGGAGAGGCTAGTACTGGGTCAATATTCATAGCGTTACAAACGTTGATGCCCCATACTTTTGGAAGAGACATATTTTTAAAAACTGCTCTCCATTCACCTTGTGTTTTAATTTCACCTGTTGTTTTTTCCCGATATTCTGACATTAGTTGATTCTCCTTTTTGTCAGTTGATTGTTATGCTATTGCGTAGAAAATGTATGTACCAGTGTTCCAAGCTCCACTCGTCATAGTAAAACCACTAGATAATGGATCTATCCAATCTGCTGATTGCTGTACTGTTTGATTGTCTAAATATATCCCTGCATCATTTCCTGCAACAATTCCTCTAACAGTGTCAAAAACATACCAAGAGCCTGTACCGTTTGACTGTTTAATTAAAACAAACCTAGCACCACTGCTAAATCCACAATCTACATTAGTTGCAGAGCCGCTTGTATGACTCACGCTTCCCACCTTGGATATACCATCTAAGGTAGCAAAAAGGTAGGCTACAAAGCCATTATTTGCGCCATTAACACTTCCTGAATCTCCAAGAGAAAAAACACTTGCTGTTGGTGTAGTAGAGTTCCATCTGCCTGGAGTATTATTTACAACAGCAGAAGTATCATTTAATTGTAAATATGCCTGATTACCTAAAGCAGAATGATATATCATCCAAGCAGTTCCTGAACTTCTATTCTTCACCCACATCATTTCTGGCACTACACCTAAGTTATGGCTTATAGTTCTTGCGCTTTGTGTGCCTTTGTAAGCAACCACATCGAAATAGGAAGGGGCTCTTTTCCAAGACCAACTAATTAAATTACTTGCTCCTCCCCACCAAGCTGTGTTTAAATTTAAACTTCCAGTTGGATGATTGTCAAACCAATCAGCGATTCCAGTTTGCTGGTTATCTTCGTTGTGTGTATGCAAATATTTACCATCTGTTAATCTAGATACTACATATTTAGCAGTCCCATCAGTTTGTGTATTAATGTTAAAGTCAGGAGGAAAACCAATGTTCCAAACATTAGTAGGATTATCACCAGTTCCAGTTGTATTAACACTAAAAACCTTAGTGGCATCTTCTGGTGTATTTAGTGAACCACGTCTAATTGCCACATAAACATGATTATAATTACCTGATCTATTACATTCTACTTTAGAATCAGCAGGTAGAGCAAATCCTGTTGAAGTTGGCATCCACTGAACACCACTGTTTCCAGAACCAGACAAGTCTCCTCGACTACCTTCTGCTACAGTAGAATTTGCCCAAAGTATATTTCGATATCCATTTGACTGATCATAGGGAGGTGCTGTGAATCCTCTCATACTATCTTGTATAGCCCAACTGTGATAAACCTCATTTCCTTCAGTGTCTGCACTATCACGTTTAACGAAAAGCCATTGAGGTTCAAACCCTAGATTAACTTCAAATGCATTTCCTGTTGAAGTATATCTTCCACATTTAATAATATCTTGATCTTCATTAGGACCAAAACCGCCATCATTATTATTATGAGCAAATAAATATGCTATATAAGTTTGACCAGATTGATTGTTATCAGTATCCGTACCAAGTGAAAAAACTGTAGACGTAGGAGCAGTACTATTAAACATATTAGTATCTTGTGAAAAAGCAATCTTTTGGTTTATCCTAGAGTAGTAATCTTCTGGATTATTACCAAAATTTGAACTTCTATGATAAACACACCAATTTTGTGATCCACTTGTTTTTTTAATAAGGATCATGCCTGGAACTGAGCCTAAGTTATGGTTTATAGTTCTTACTGATCCATTTCCAGTATATTGAACAATGTCAAAAAAATTTTTAGCTTTGCGAAATGTCCATCCTACATATTTAGAACTACTATCATTAACCAGATCATCTGTACCAAGAGAAAATCCATTAGAGTTAAATCCAGTTATTGTTTGTGCTTCTGTAGCTTCAGAACCATCACCACTTGATATAATATGTTTTGTTGCTCCTCTTACTGTATCTTGTAGCGTATGATGAGCAGAACCACTTCTTTTCTTTATCCAAACCAAACCACCTTCGCCACTTAGGTCAATGCCGTTGGTGATTGTTTGTGCAGAACCAGTTCCTTTATGCAAAAACGTGCTAAACACCTCGTCTACATCAAGACCACCACCGCCTAACCCTGCCGCTGCTTGTAATAATTTTTTAGTACTCATAATATTACCCCAATGCTTGACCTGCGGTGAATCCGTACCAAGTAGTTCCCCCATCGTGAGTTGTAAATACAAAATAATCAACTGCACTTGCTGTTGCAGTTAATGTTGGTGCGGTTGCAGTAGGCCAGTCAACACTAGAAGGCCAAGTTACAGTAAATCCACTTGCTGATCCATCTTGTACTATTTTAAGACTAAAGGTATTACTTATTCCACTTGCAGGTGGATTACTAAATGTAAAAGTTGTATTCTCTGTTAATGTGTGTGAAAAACTATTTCCAGCGTGTAAGTTAACTGTAATAGCGTTAGAACTAGATGTTATAGCTGCATAAGTTTCATTATAGCTATCAGCTATCATTTCTCCAGTAACATCTAGCGATTTATTCATAGTCCACTTATCGCCAGTATTAGCATAGTTAAATGTAGCTGAAGCACCATCTACTGTTAATCCTGCGCCATTAGCAGCGGCTGCGTCTGCTGCGCCTTTTGCGACTGTGATATTAAGGTCATCTACATCTAAAGTAGTTGAATTAATAGTAGTCGTAGTGCCATTAACCGTAAGCCCTCCAGTAACTGTAAGGTTACCTCCAAGAGATACATTTCCAGAAGTGTCTTCATTAACTAAAGGTATCCATACTCCAGCATGTGCATAATAGCCCTTCCCTGTCGCGTGGACATGAGCGAACATTCCATGATACGTGCTTGCGCTTGGAAGGTCTGACAGTTGTGAATAAACATTTGCGTACAAGATCTTACCAGTAGTGGTAATATTGTTTGCACCCATATTTATTGCGCCAGTAAATGTACCGCCTGTAGAAGCTATTACTCCAAGATTTGTTCTTGCAGTAGATATACTAGATAAATCTGATAAATTATTTGTTTTAGTTACGTACCCAGACCCTGCGGCATTTACAGCTGCTACCTGAGTAGTACCTGCTGTATTGACGGCTGCTACCTGAGTAGTACCTGCTGTATTGACATTAGTTACTTGAGTGTCACCAGAAGCAATAATATCTGAAATAGTTGTGCTTACATTTAAAGCCTCTATTGTTTTACCTAAAAATACTAAATCTTTAGGGTCTGAAGTAGAGGATGCAAGACTTTGTGCTTTTGTGTCAATCGCTGAAATCAGCGTTGAAAAGTTTGTATTAGTTGTAGGCATCCTATACTCCTAATTGTAATAAGTTTTCGTCTTCAAGACTATTTATTTGTTGTTGAACATTAGATGAAATTCCTGACATATTATTAATTTCAGCTGAAGAAGCAGTTACTCCTGTAATTTCAGTAGTAGCTATTGCACCGTCCGAAAGAACACTTCCAGTAGCAACTAAATCAGCTAGATCTCTTGCTTTAGTCATAGTAGTGTCTCCTTAAGGTTAAGCATCATATACTCCATATATTCTAACAGTTCCTCCAGTAAAATTTGGGGCTGATGATATTATATGAAATCCAGAAACTTCATCTGTGTTATCTGAACCTCCACCACCGAAACTAAAGCCACCTCGTCTTGTACTTGAACCAGAAGCTACATGAAAATTAATTTGTTGTCGCAAACCCGATGCTGTATTACCAAAATCTATAAATCCGTTTAGACCAGTTGTGTGGTCATTGTTATAGATCCTCCATTTAGTATCAATTGCTTCATAATTAGAAGATAAACTGCCACTTCCTTCATGGCGCACCATAGACCACCCATAAAAACTATCAGAAACTACTGTACCTCCAACTGCATATCTAAGCCAAGTATAACTAGAATTTGAAGCTGTAGCGAGATTGTCTAGTATTATTCTATATGTAGAAAACCCATCAGAAGCACCAAATACATTCCCACAATCTATTGTGCTTGAATTTGAAGCAGCTACCTTAGTTATAAATTTATATGGTCCTGAAGGAGCATTAGCTGCTGTAGTATTAGCCTTCATTAAATCAGTAAGTTTTGGCATTATACTAACCCTCCTAGATATTCATTCATTTCGTCACCACTCATATTTGAGTTAACAAGAAGTTTAGTTGCACTTATTGCTTTGCCAATTTTGCGACCATTGTTTGTTGTTTGTAATGATCCGCTATCTGCAACGTAGTAGGATGTTCCTATAGTTAAACTTGATTGACTTTCATTAATACCACCATCAATAGTAATAGATCCTGTTGCAGAATTAGATATTGCAGCAGATGCTACACCTATATAATTTCCTGCATCTGTTGAGGGAAGACTATAAATAGCTGCTTTGCTGCTTGCTGATCCTGTCGCCCAACCAAAAATTGTTTTATTTGAGTTACTATCATGAACAGCAAAAGGCCAAAATACCTCAGTTGATTCAACTTGTGTAGCGGAGGTAAAAGTAATGTCCGTGCCGCTTACAGTTCCAACAACTCCTCTACCTTTTTTAGGTGAAGCTCTATCACTAAATAGTATTACAACTTTTTGCTGAGATGCATCATAAACTGCAGAATTTCCCCATATGCCAATTGCTGTACTAAAGAAAGTTGCAGTAGTACCCCAACTTATAGACGTTCCTGATACAGTGCCTACTCGTGCTCTTCCTGGACCACCTGCATCTCCTGTTCCTGCCTTGTAAGCTACAATTACTTTATTGTTTGTGCTATCAAAACAAATAGACATCCCATCTCCTTGAGTTGAATCAATTTCTACAGCTGATCCAACACTAACAGAAGTTCCGCTAATAGTCGCAACAACTGCTGCAATCCTACTATTTGCGTTGTCATTATAAGCAATTACAAATTTATTTGCATTAGTATCATAAGTAAGTGAATTAGTGCCGTATGTTTCTCCATTATGAAAGGTGAGAATAGAGCCAAAGTTAATTGTAGTGTTATCTGCCGCTATAGTTGCTACTACTGCTTTACCTTTATTTGAATCACCACTATCAGAATACACAATTAAAACTTTGTTATTATCTGGATCAAACTCCATTTGAATATGATTTGTATTACCACTTTCAAACAAATAACCAGATCCACCTGGAAAACTTATACTAGTTCCACTTACAGTTCCTAATTTTGCATGACCTCCACCAGAGTTTGGAGCATCCCTATACGCAACCATTACTCTTTGATCGTTACTATCGTAAGCACATGCCAAATAAGAACCAGCTCCAGAATAAATAACGGCAGGGGTTCCAAAAGTTATAGCATTACCACTAACCGTTCCTACCGTAGCCGTTGGGTAGTTATTATTATTTTGATCTTTAAACACAACAATTACTTTATTGTTTGTACTGTCAAAAACGGCATCCATATGTTCTGCATATGAAGACCCTGATGAAGAAAAAGCTGCAGTAGTTCCTATACCTTCAGTTACTGTTGTTGGAGTGCTAATAGTTCCATTAGCATTAAGTACAACAACAGCACCGTTAGCTATTGTACCACTTGCTACAAAGTCTAATGAACCTCCACCTCCAGGATCAGAAAAACTAACTGCTCCAGAACCATTAGTAGTAAGTACTTGACCTGCAGAACCATCTGAAGTAGGATAAGTAGCACCACCTATTGTTACAGTTCCAGTAAATGTTGGTGCTGAGATATTAGCTTTAGTGTTTATTTGAGTTTGTATTGCACTTGTTACACCATCAACATAGCCAAGCTCAGTGGCTGTCAATGTTGCAGGTACTCCATCTAACGTATTTAATTCCGCTGCTGTAGCTGTAATTGCCGTTCCACCTATTTGTAAAGCTGTTGAAGCGTTAACAGTAGGCGCTGTTGCAGTGCCAGTAAACGTTGGATTTGCTAGTGGAGCTTTCGTAGCTAAGCTATTAGTTACGGTTGTTGAAAAGTTTGCGTCATCTCCAAGGGCTGCTGCTAACTCATTGAGTGTGTCCAATGCTCCTGGAGCAGAATCTACAAGAGCGTTTACTGCTGATGTAATATCTGCAGCTGAACTTATAGCTACCCAAGCAGATCCATTTGAAAAGTAAAGTTTAGTATCTGCTGTTACAAAATACACACGACCAGTGTTAGCAGAAGCTGTAGGTAGTGCTCCTGTATTAGCTATTTCCGAAACAGCACCTGAATTAATAGATTCTAAAGATTTAGTTAAAAGTAAAAAATCTTTTGACTCTGTAGAGCTTGTTGTTGCGTTTAACTTACTCTGCAAAGACGATTCTAATGTTGTAATATTAATCGACATTTGTTTATCCTTTATATCCCTGCTAGAGCGAGTAACTCTGCGTCTTCAATAGCAGTTTGAATTGCGTTTGTATTTTCCCATTTACTAGATGATGAATTATATCTTAATAAATCATTATTAGCTATGTTAGAAATATTTGTGTTAGACAAAGAGTCTATATTACCTATATTTGCACTTGAAGCATTCCAAGCTAAAGTTTCTACTACATCATTAGCTGCTAAAGCACTAGTAAATGTAATGCTTGTGCCATTAGTTGCAGTGAAATCAGTTCCATCTATAAGCTTAACACCGTTTAACCATAAATCAACAGCACCTACAGTATAAGAAGTAGTAATTGTTGTTTGACCTGCGGTAGCCGTAAAATTATTTCTAAGATAAGTAGAAGTAATTTGATCTAATAGTTGTGCAGTATTAAAGTTAAATATTTCTATTTCATCAGTTACTTGAGCCGCTGATACAAGTGTTACAGTTGGACCTGCAATTGTATAATCTTCTGTTAAGTTTAAAAGAAGACCATTTAAATAAACACTTGCATTAGTTAATATAGCTCCAGTTGTAAAAGCACTTTGATTAGCCGTTGCTGTAAAACCTTCTCTTGTGAAAATAGCACTGCTAGATCCACCACCGCCTATTTCAACAACAGTATCTGTACCACTAACGCGTTTCTTTGTATAAAGTTTTCCGTCATATGTGTTTAAGGCTAATTCGCCAATTTCTAATTGAGGTGTTGAAGGTACATTACCTTGAACTGCTGAACGTTTTAGTTTAATTAAAGTTGCCATAGTATATACTCCTATTAGTACCTATGTAGGCTAGGGTTAATGACAATTTAGTAACTACCACCATCTAAGGCTACGTTAGCTAAAGTTTTATCTCCAAGAGTCCAATAATCGTTTCCTTCATCCCATAAGAAAGAGACATTAGTAGCTGTTCCACGTTCTATTTCAAAGCCACCATTTTGTGAAGGACTACCTGTTTCATCAGAATTTAAAAGAATTACAGAGTCTCCAATATCTACTTGGTTACTATTAACAGTGGTGGTTGTACCATTTACAGTTAAATTCCCTGCAATAACAACTGTACCTGTGTTGTCTCCATGAGAAGCAGGGTCAATAGTAAAACTAGCTGGACCTTTAAGAGCACCTGTCATAGTTACGTTATTATGTGTAACGTTAGCAGTATTTATAAAGTTAGTTCCATCCCAAGAAAGAACATCGTTAGTAGTTATACTACTTAGACTAACATCTTCTAGCTCTGATAAGTTTTGATAACCTGCAGATTGCCAAGCAGATCCATCATAAACTTTTAAAGCATTGTTAGTACTGTCATACCAAACATCACCTTCAGTAGCTGAAGAGGGCGCACTTGTACCAACATAAGCACCAGTAAGTTCTACGATACTATTACTGTTATCTTTTGTATAAATTTTTCGATCAACAAGGTTAATTGCTAACTCTGCCTGATCTATCTGCGCTGTAGCTGGAGCGTTACCTGCTACTGACGACTTTTTGAGTATAATTTTAGTTGCCATTAGAATGTTCCTCCGATAATAGCAGTATTAGCATTGTCAATATTAGTTGTAGCTGCGTACTTTGAAGAACTACCATTATAAACAAGAATAGCACCATCTGTTTTACCAGTATTGTCTATGTCTGTTATCTTAGTAGTAGTTAAAGTATGATTCTTATATTTTTGATCAGAAGAATCGTAAGCAATATATTGCCCATCTTGAATATTTGTTATGATAACATCTGCGATATCAACAAATTTAAGACTTTGAAATAAATTACCTGCATTAATAGTTTCTACAACTGATCCTGCTGCATTTGAAATTGTAACAACTAACTCACTACTGGCGTTAATTGCTACGTTAGTAACAGAGTCGCCCTTAGTACCTTGACCACCTGTTCTTGATAAAGACAAGGTGTGACTAGGGTTAGTTAAGGTTAATGTTACATTGTTATTGGAAACTGTCGTTGTGTAAGACATTATGTAGCCTCCGATGGACTATAAAGTATCTCTACAAGTCCTCTCATTGGTTTCCAAATTTGTTGTGCAGAACCTGTTCCTGTGTCTCTTAACTCTAATCCAAGATAACCATAAGCAGGTGCTTCAGGTTGTGGTTGAGTTGTATAAGAGGCTGAAAGGTTTTCAGGAATAACAATTTTAAAAGTATTATCGGTAGCATCACTGTCAATAATGGCAAGTGTTGTAACCTGACCGCTTGTTTGTACTTGAGTCGGCAACTCATTGTTAGTATGGTTAAGACTGGAGCTATTTGCTTCTACAATCTTAGCCGCTATATAGTAACCTGATAAGTTTGTTATCCAACCAACTGTGATGTCCATATGAATTTGTTCACCATCAATTACAGATAACAAAACAGAACCATTATCACTAATTAAGTCTTTTGACTTAGAATTGATTCTACTTCGTGCCATTTTTCCTCCTGTCGATCCTCAGATGGACATGTTAGGGTTATTATTATCAGGAATATTCTTAATACTATGTTTTAAATTAAATTGTACCTGTTTTTCGATTTTGAATTATACTGTTTTTAGCGTTTCTCTTTTCTTGTTCTAACTTACGCCTCATATCTCTTAAGTACTTTTCAGTTTCATTTTGTATTTTTTGTCTTTGAGCATTTAATTCTAATTCAGGAGAAAGTTGAGGAGGATTTTTCTTATTTAACGATTTATTAAAAGACCTTTTCAATTTTTCTACATATTGTTTATTCATATAATCAACTGCTGCATTATTATTAATGTCATTTTTTAATTTTTTATTAGTTAAAGAAGCAGCACTACCAACAGAAAAAGCGGCAACAGATAGATAAGCTCTTATTCTTTGTCCTCTAGAAACTTGTACTACACTAGGAGCTAATGCTTGTTTTACCGCAGCACTTTTTAAATATTTATTAGCAGCAGCCTTAGACACTTTTCTAGCACCTTTAACTTTAACCACTTTTCCAATTTTTAAACTAGTTTTTGTAATAGCTTTTGTAGGTTTAAAAAAACCACTAAATACAGCGGTTTTAGCTATTTTATTTTTAGATCTTTTCATTGCGCTAATTTTAATAGCTTTTGCTAAAGCACGTTTTTGTGCTGTGCTTCTAACTTTTTTACTGAAAAGTCTTTTACCAAGCTTTAACGCTTTTTTACCAAGATATTTTTTTATAGCCATAGCACACCTCCTAGCTAGTTCCAGTAAAGGCTTTTCGGGCTCTTTCTAAAACTCTAGATTGATATTTACCACCATATATTTGCTTTTGTCTAATTGACTCTAAAATTGGAGATTTAAAAGCTACTCTAGATACTGTATCTCCTCTGTTTTTCTTTCCAGTAAAAGCATTGGCAACACTGGTGTTTGTTTCAGTTCTTTTAGACTTATTGCTAGTTGTTGGAGAAAATCCTCTACTTGTTTGACCTAACATTAGAGCTTTTTGACCACCTGCTACGCGTGCATTTCTTGCAGGTGCAGATGCTGTTCTTCCTCCAGTAGAAGTACGACTATTATTTGTTTTGGCAGCATAACCTCTAGTTGTCTGACCTACTCTTGTAGAATTTCGTGTGTTTTTCATTGCACTTGGTGTAGGTGTATTTCTTGCAGGTGCAGATGCTACTTTACTCCCACTACTAGTGCCTTTAGATTTACTAGTTGTTGGAGAAAATCCTCTGCCTGTTTGACCTATGTTTGTAGCTTTTCTATTATCTTTAATTGCAACTGCCTTTTTAACTACTGTCTTTTTAGCTTGTTGTGCCATACCAAGAGCTTGATACTGTAATCCTCTAGCTTTAGCAGTTACAGAAGCTTTAGTAATTCCTTTAGTCTTATTATTAATTGTAGTCTTTGCTTTACTAACAGCTTTACTGCCACGTTTTTTAACTATTGAAGTTGCAGACTTAGCGGCTGCTCTAGTGACTTTTGCTGCGTTAGTAACTTTAATCTTAGCACGTAACATTTTAGTGTTGCCACCTGCTTTATTAAAACGACTTGTTGCGGCTGCTTTAACATTATTACCAACTTTACGAGCTTTAGCAGAAGCTTCTTGTGCTTTCTTAAGTGCTGCTTTACGAGCAGAAGTCATTTTAAATTTAGTGCTTTTAGCTTTGCTTATTGCCGAGTTCTTTAGTCGTTGAAACCGATTCAGTTTCGATGTACCAGATTGTCTTTTTGGCGGCATAATATTCCCTTTCTTTTCTGTGTTTAGAATCCAAAGCCTCTAGTTGTTACTTTAGAGCCTGAACGGATGGGATATAGATATTCAACAGCATACCGCAAGGCGTCTGTCCAGTGTTCTATTCCTTCTTTTTTATCTATTGTAGCCGAATCAGGATTTGATTCTAGCCATTGAGTTCTTTCAATCGATTTGACTGTGTTTACACATTTAGGATGAATTAACATGTCAATATCACCATTAGCATTTTTAAACTTCTTGTTTACAGCAGCTACACTATCAATTATAGGAGGTGCTTTATTATGTGCTCTAGTAATTATCTTGTGTGTTTCTAGTATACGAAAGTCTGTAACACCTACAGCAGCAGAGGTCTTTCTAGCTCTACCTGAAGGATCTGGATAACTAATTATCCTATGTCCTTGATATTTATCAGTTAATGCTGTTGCTAAAGATTCAGTATCAGGATGACCTTGCATTTCATCTAGTATGTGTATTTGACCGCCTCTAATAGCAAAGATAACACTAGCCATTATACCGACATTAAAGTCAATTGCGACGTGTACGTCTTCACCATCTTCAAACTTAGTTAAGTTTTGGTCAATATGATCCTTACGGTTAAATGTGTAGAACACATTGCTACCAGAGTCTTCGAAGCTTGCAATATACTCTCTGGCAAACTTTAAAGGATCAAGTGTAAGTTTTATTCGATTAATCTCTTCTTCATCTAGAAAAGGAGAATCGCTATATGTATAGGTATAACTCTTCCAATCATCATCATAATCTTGTCTATTGTACATTTCATAAAAATAGTCATAGCCTCTAGGAGTACTAATAATTAGTGCTCTACCAGAATTGGCTCCAAACTTTTTAGCATTCATAGGTGACCACCTAGTAGCTACACAAGGTTGTATAATTGACTCCCAAGATTCCTTAAGATTCATCCCTGCGCCTTTCCACGAAGTAACCTCATCGGCTACTACAAAGTATTGACCTGTACCACGCATCCTAAGAGACGCTTCATAAGACCATAACTTAAGCTGTACATTATTAGGAAACCAGAATTGACCTGCTGCCTTGGAAGCTTTATCTGCAAAGTCTTCCATCCCCAGTTGCCAAGCTATCAGTGGATAATAGATATCTACTGCTTGACTGTAAGTAGGGGCGATGAGTGCCACATTTTTATTAGGCACTGACTCATCTAAATTCATTAATTCCTGTACAGCTATTATAGCAGCTGTTGCCGCTAAGTAAGACTTTCCAAAACCCCTTGCTGCATTTACTACAGCATATCGACAAGATTTATCTACAAATAGATCTCTTATTACTTCTGACTGTTTTTCATGTAACTGTATATTTGTCATTTTACTTTTTACGACCTAGCTTTTTCTTGACCTTTTTGGGTTGTTGGGAGAACTGTTTACCCTTTTTAAGATCACTTCGCTTTTTTCTAGTTGTGGCGGCATACTGTGCTTTGGTAAGTTTCTCACGATCTCCTTTAGGAAGATAACGCTCACCAGTAGCACTTTTACCACTGACGCTGTTTTTACCACTCTTAGTACCCCAATCTTGCTTAGTCCATTTAGTCATAGACTTTTGTGCTGTAGTTTTACTACCTGTATATTTGCCACCACGCTCTTTATATATCTTACCTGCTAACTGCATAGCTCTAGCTGAGTGTCTGCCACCCATGCGACTTACTGCAGCTTTCTTTGCAGACTCCCAGAGTTTAGGATTAGCTCTACCCATTAGATCTACCACCTTGTATAAAAATTAGATTACTTCTTCTTGCCGCCTTTTTTCTTTCCGTAGCCCATTATTTTTTCCTTTTTGATTTAGCTTTCGCTGTTTTACTTAAGTCTTTAAAATGATATAATTTTATGCTACTGGCAGTATGATTAGCTCCTGAGTGTAACATACCATCGCTCATTTTATGCATCTTACCTTTAAAGAGCGTACCATCTCTTTTATAGTGTTTAACTCCTGTTGCCATTATACTTTCCTTTTGCATAACTAATTGCTAATCTTTTACTTCTAGACATAATAATTATATATCCGTTATTATCATATATAACATAATTTTTCTTTCGCTTTACCATAGTCATTTACCATCTTCCTTGGCTTTTACCTATTAGCCAAAAGATAAC